ATAATGGGTCGCCCCCATCTAGCACTGATTTGGTCATAGCTACGGCAGGGAATAACGGCCCTGCCTTGACTATCCTGACGCTGACTAACGCGAACAGCAACGGTTGGTTCCATCCTCGCCATGTTGTGGATAACAACGCTGGCGCAGATATCGAATACGCGGACGGTTATTCGGTCTATGACAAAGTCTGCATCGCCGACAATATTAAGATCACTGTCAGCCAGGCTAACGATGACGATTCAGTGGATGTAGTCGTTGTCTATTACGCTGGTGCTTAATGGCGATTGAACGGCACATCGTCAAGGTATCCACGACGGGATCCGATGCTTCTGCGACGGGTTCCCTGGTGACGGCCCTGCCGTATTGCGAACTGTTGGCGGTCTACATGAATTTCCATGCTGATGCCCCTGCATCGACTGACACCACGCTGTCCTCGCCGGGTGATCCAGTGTCTGTGACTTTGTTAACAGTTACCAATTCTGCGACGGACGCGTGGTTCTATCCAACGCATCAACTCGATGACAGTAGCGCGTCTGCCATTACTGGCGCATATATACCAGCTGTCATCCATGGCAATCTGCTGACAGAACTGGCAGGATCTGACGCATTGACAGACGCATTGACCATGACCATCTTTGTGAGGGTGTGATGGCTTTCAGTTATACGGCAGGAAGTACTGCAAATCGGGATCGCGTTCGACTTGAAATCGGGGATACTGATTCAGATCGCAGTCTATTCGAAGATGCAGAAATCGATGACTTTCTAGAACAAGAAGGCGATGACGCTTTAAAAGCAGCAGCGCGAGCTTGCGAAACGTTAGCTGTACGCTTTGCCAGAGAATTTACATTCTCCGCTGATGGGGCCAGCTTCCAAAAAGGCAACATCACTCAAATGTATATGACGCAAGCCAAACGATTACGGCGCAAGGCCCAAGGAACTACGACTGTTATGCCACGCCGTAAAGACGGCTACAGTGTTTACACTGACAGCGACGATGTTACAGGACTTAACGTACTGGATTCGGGGACAGGGCTAGGATATCCCTATCATCCTTACGCAGATCATTAGATGGCTAATACGTTGCTTCAAAATATGGACTTAACGTATGTGCGAAGTGAGGTTTTAACCTCATTCCCCGACACTGTTTCTATACAGCGCGTTACGCGTGTAAGCGACAAACAGGGAGGCTTCACTTTAGAGTGGGCAAACGCATACCAAAATGTAGCTGCGCGAGTTATCGTTAACACTGGCAACGAATCAACTGACGCGGCCCAACAAGACCAACAAATCGATGCGACGCTGACGCTGGCTTACGATCAATCAATCGAACAGACAGATCGAATCGTACATTCCAGCGGAACTTACGAAATCAAATTTGTAGACGCTGGAAAAACTTGGGCGGTGTCTACGCGATGCCAGATGCGAAGGATCTAAAGCTACGAGAGGCTCGTTGTAATAATGAGAACTGCTCGCCATATAAAGGATCGCGTCAACTTCTAGCGCGAATACGCCTAGAAGCAAACAGCGTAATTGAGATAAAATGTCGGCGTTGCAATGAGATAACAATATTCACAGCCACCACGTCAGATCTAGATGATGAATCAATGAACCTAGTCTCTGACGGTCAAGGCGGCTTCGTTCCAGGGATGACAATAGAATAGATTCCAGTCCTAGAGGCTCTGAGAAGCCCAATAAGCGGCTCGAACGCTGGTGGGAATACAACCCTTTAGGAAGGCTAAATAAGCCCTCTGTATAGCGTGTGAGCCATCAGAGGGTTTTTGTTTGGTTAAATTCGATATGGATGTCAAGGTAGATGTAAAGCTGAATCCTGCGTGGAAACAGGTGGAAGAAGCTTTGCGTAAAGCTACGCAAATTGCAGCGCGTAACATCGAAACAGGGGCTAAACGCGATGTTCCAGTAGATACGGGAGACACGCGTAACAGCATTGCAGCGAATGAAACTGGCAATCTTGAATGGACTGTCGGCCCGACTACGTTTTACGCGCCTTTCTTAGAATTTGGAACAGTTTATATGATCGCACGGCCTTTTATGAATACGAACGCAGAAAAAGAACGTCCTCGATTTGTTGAAGCTGTGCGCCAAATCACACAGGACTTGTAATGGCTAATCTACGCGTCAACTTAGACACAGCGATCTTCGATACGTTAAACGTTGAAGCCGTAACGAACGAAGCGACAGGTGGCGTTTTTAACAGTCTCGCTCCGCAAGGAACTGCAACGCCGTTCATAGTATTTCAAGCGATGACTAAAGTAGACGAATATTGGAATTTCGCTGGTGGTCGCGGAGGATCTGCACTTTACATGGTTAAAGCGATTGACCAAAGTCCGTGGCCTAAATCAGCTGGCGACGTAGACACGCAAATAGACACAGTTATGCAGGATGCGTCACTCAGCATTACAGGACACGCGCTATTCGTCTGTAGACGCGAATCTGACATATATCTTGCTGAAGATCAAAACGGTGTGATCTATCAGCATATTGGAGGAATGTACCGAATCATTGCCGACCAAAGTTAATTGCAAACATCATTGGCAGATCGCAATAGCAGATGGGCCGATTAGTTTAGGAACTTGTAAGCATTGCGACGAAACTAGGGAATTTCAAAATTCGATATTCACCGAAATGCGCCATATCACCCTTGAAAGGGACACCAATGAATCGCTTGAAAGAGAAGAAAGAAACAGAAAAACTTGGAACGCCTACTGAAGAAATCTGGTATCTCGCGCTACATAAGTTGCATATCGTACAGGGGCCGGGAATGAAACCATCAAGCATACGATTTTATCCAGGCCAACGATTCGCATTAGATGGCGACGAGGCTGTAGATATAGATTCTTTGCTTCGCACAGGGGCTGTCAAAATTTACGAAGACTCAGATCAAGCATGGGCGCAAGCACGATTAGCAGAAAGGCCAGAACCGCCCAAGAGGAGAAGAAACCGTGGCTAGAATCAGCGCGAAATCCGCAGGCTTATTAGTCGATGAGTTCGACTTTAGCGGTGTAAGCAATTCGATGGATCTGGCTTTTTCGGAAGCCCCCGCAGATGTAACTGCATTTGCAGATACTGATATGACTTACATTCAAGGCAAGCCGACATTCACCTTTAACGTCAACGGATTGTGGTCAACATCCAGCCCCAATTATGATGGCGAAATGTTTACAGATCTGACCGCCACTAACCGTCGCGTAGGCATTTATCCAGGCGGTCTTGATGAAGGCAACTTCGGATACGAAGGCGCGACAAATATCAGTGCGTCACCCAGAGTCAGTACGATAGGCGATGCTATCGCCTGCAATGTCACCTGGCAAGGAGCATCGGCACCGTTTCGATCCCGAATTATCGAGGCCAACACGATAACCTGCAATGGTTCAACAGTGGTTGCCAACGGCACTGGATACAACTTCGGAACATTCGCAACCACTACAACCATTTTCGGTGTCTGGCGCATGGTGGAAATGGGCGGCTCCGGCAGTAACACGATTGCCCTCGAAATCCAGAGCGAGAATAATGACACCTGGGGAAGCCCCACCACGGCAATCAACTTCGGCACGATAACGCATAGCACTGGAGTTTCGTTTCTTACTGCGTCTGCTACCGGCCAAGCGGGAGTTGAGTCTTGGTTTCGAGTGCAGATTCAGTCCTCCGGCACCGGGAGCCGGACGTTTAAGAACTACGTCAGCTTTGGCTATTACGTCACTTAGGAGGAAGCGATGGCACGAACTCACGGCAAGGACTCAAATTTTTCGTTCAACGGCGTGGCAATCGAGGATGAGCTGAGTTCAATCACGATGAACGCTACAGTTGCGGAATCGGACGTGACGGCCTTTTCTGACACTTATGGAAACTTTTTGGCGGGGAAGAAGGGTGTGAGTTTTGACGTGGCCGGGTCATTGGATATGGCGGCTTCTCAAGGTGATGCCACGATATTCGATCATCTCACCACTAGCAGCGGACCTAAAACTCTTGTCTTTGACCCGGACGGCGCAGGTCCGGATACTAACTCGCCTGAGTATACTTGCACGTCCAGCGGTCTGACCGGCGCGATCTGTAGCAGCTATACCATCAACCTTCCGGTAGGTGGTGCGGCAACTTATTCGGCATCATTCCAATGCAGTGGCTCAACGACCAGAGCCGTATCATAAGGAGGAATCATGGCAAGAACTCATGGTAAAGACGCTGACTTTAGTTTTGACAGTGTTGCGCTGGAAGATGAACTAAATAGCGTTACCTTAAACTTCACCGTCCCGGAAGCGGATGTGACGGCGTTCTCT